GGGTGTTGCTAAAGGTGCAACTTTTGTTGCATTTTTCAAAATATGAAACAAATCTGTTGCTTTTTTAAACTCAAAATTTGGATGCTTATACATATAGTCAATTTTGCGTTCTAAAACTTGCAAAACTTCTAACAAGTCCATTTTTGTTGCAAAATCGCTATCCATTAGTATTTTGTTAATATCATGCTTATCTAGCATGTATTCTACCCATTTTTCTGTTGCGGGTATTTTGTAATATTGGACTATTGCTTTTTTGTTATTGCGTGTTGCATATTTTGTAATATATGTACGAGCAAACATAAAGCCTCCTTCAATGAAGACTATACATTATATGCAAAACGTGAATTATGTGCAACGGTTGTTTATTTGTTAACGAACTTGTTGAATATGCAAGTGTCTTTCTTGTATAAGTTGAAGTACAAAATCGTGTAACTGTTCGGCTGTCCATTCATTGTCAAGCCATTCGGTCTTCCATTCGTCCACGTGCCATAACATGTCTTTGTGCATATCTTTAATAATATTTTCAAGACGTTTAACATGCGGCGGAGGACCTTCGAACAAATAGTTGAATTTAGCCACTCCTCCCCAAGCACCGGTATAATCTTTTTCACGACGCTCGTAATTGCTGGTAATCCCAAATCCCAGACGATAAGGTCCTTGTAAAATGTAAAAGTACATTATGCCGCCTTTTGATACAGATCTTTAATATCGTCATCGATAAAGTCAATGATTTTGTCAAATCGATCTAGTAGCATTTGCGGAATCTTTTGTTTGCCACCAAGTTTTTCGTACAAGGCTACTAACACACAGGCAATAGAATCATCAGACCACGGAAACTCATCGTACCCATAATAATGCTTGCCCCAACGTTTATGTGCAGCATGTACAGATTCATGGAACTGATACAGTCCTGCAAAATAAATTTGCAAGATTCCGGCAAGTTCTTCTAAGAATTCGTCAGTGATATCAATCTTAGCTGCCTTAAATGCACGATACAAATCTGCCATCATAAACCATAATGAACCGTCGATTGGATCATAATGAAAATATTTGTCATGAAATTTACATGCCAGCTCAAGAATTTCATCGGGCAAATTCAGAGCCTGCATGTGAGTAAATGTGCCAGGCTTACCTACAAAAGGCCCTTCGTCGTCAACAGGATAACAATGATATTTTTCGCAGATACTTTGTTTTCGTTCTGCATCTTTATCATCATCGTCATCGCTATCATCAATTCGGCGAGCCATTACTTTAGTACGATGTTCATAGTATGGACTTATTTTCTTTTTGCCTTTGCCATTGATAAGTGCAAAAGCTTTACGAGCAAACGCTTTGGAAGTTGTTTCAATATAAAGCACAGGCACTTCAATTTCTCGCCAATCTGTTTCCATTGCAAACAATCCTGCATCAACCAATGCTGCTATTACTGTAGCCGTGTGCTGGCCATCTACTGCATGATATTCCTCCTTGCCTGGAGTTTTGACACAGAACACTACTTGTAACAAACTGGGATTAAAGATACCAGGCATTGCAATTTTTTTACAATGTTTTGGATCAAGAGCACGTTGGATATCTTCGTCAATGAGAAGCATCCCGAGCTTGACCATTTTAACTAACGGACGCAAGTTTGGATCAAGAATAACACCCTCGTCATAATATTTTTGAACAAGACGCTGCCATTCTTTATAGGATTGTAATTCTTTTAAACGAAACTCCAAAGAGACTACTTTGGCCATGGTGTTTTTAAGCGGGTTGCGTTGGTCTAAAATATTTGGTTTACGAACCACTTCTTGATAAACAGGTAATGACATAATTAAACCTCAAAGTTAAAAACAGAATTATAGTATATTATAATTCAATAAATTTGTCAACTTTGGTTTAATTCTAAATTGTCCAAATATTGTTGTAAATTGTCTGCATGCAATTTTAGCAACACAGTTTCTTCTTCTCCAAGAAGTATTATTTTATCTTTTCCGGGTAGATAATATGGACAAGTGAAAAATCTGCTTAACTGGATCAATGTACGGTTACGTAGCGGCTCTGACAAAGCACATTCGTATAAAGGTATTTTGGTAAATTTCCTAATAAATTGCCAACCAGATTTACTTAACTGTAAACTATTTGGATTGGTATGATTCCACCACCAAACTTTAATATATTTTGTATATTCGGATGTGCTATGTCCGGCTGCTGCCAGTATGCCTTCGGTATAGCTCTGTTGATTACGGGTAGATTTGGTCACCTTGTGTCATTAAAACCACGGTGAATTTATCAGTTTTAAACAATGAGTTTAACTTTTTACAAAGATTTATTGCATGCCCTGAATTACTAAAACTTACCTTTTTGTACTTTGGACCAGGATAATGCAATAATATATTATGAGTTTTTAAGTTAATAGGCTTACCATCGTAAAAAACTGCCCAAATGCCTTCACTGCTTAACACTTGGTCACTTTTGTAAGTTGTTTTATTTACATGTTCTAATAGAACATTTGGTTTTGGCCTTGCCATTTTTTTTCCTTGATATAATATTTATGCTTAATATAAGCAGTTTTAATTAAAACGCTCCCCCATCTAAATTTAAGGAATCAGCTGATTGATTGGCAGATGGTTGATAGTTTGATTGAACTTCCGCTAGATTACTTAAAAGAGCAAAAATATCAGAATGTAAACTCTTTGCTTCGGCAGCAGTAAGCACTAGTTGTTTACTGTTGGTTTGGTTAAGTTGTTTAATTTTTTCGTTAAAATTGCGTATAGATAAACTAATATTTTGCATTTTTTAATACCTTTTGTAAGTTTGTGTTTTGTTCTTTTTCTGTTTTGTATGGACCTAAAAATTTATACCTAGTTAGAGTTATATTTTTTGGACAAAATACCGTGTTCCATTTATCATTTATGTTTACTAGATAATATCCTGCACAGTATCTACTTTTGCTTTTTGCTGTTTTTGTATATAACGGTATTTTGTTCTGCACATCATATACTTCATTGAAACTACGACCTGTTATAGGGAAACCATATACTTCTTTTGATAAATTTTTTGACTTAGGTTTTTTAAAACCATCAAATTTGATATTGTATTTTTTCTTTAATACATTTACTGTATCAAAATATTCTCTTTGATCGTCGTGTACATATACAATGCCGCCATCGTCTTTGGCCTGAATTGTGGCAATTTTATGACCTTGTTCTTGAACAACCCAGAATTTATTTTTTACTATAGGTGTTGCTATTTTTTCACTCATGTTTTTGCCAGTGTGTGATGGGTAATAATTTTGCCTAATTCTTGACCAAGATCTTGATGGTCACCTATAATGTATAAATGGCCATCATCCCCAAAGCTTCCTCCGACTTTGATTACATAGCCGCCGTGAGCAGTATGTACATCAAAACTTATTTTTTTATTGGGCAATTTTTTGTTGTCTGTTGTATATACGCCTAGATCAATCTGCGATATTTGTGCAGCCGTTATAGGTGCAACCGACGCTGCCATAGTATAGTTGCTCATAGTTTCATTTGCTCCAACATGATTGCTTGTGCCACTTGTCGGGCAAAATCTTCGTCATCGTGAATCATATAAAGTGTTCCTTCAGTGCGATCAGTTTTTTGATTAAACGTACGAGATTCAAGAATATGCCCACCTACTGCTTGATACAAACAAAAGTTCATACCGTTTTGTGCCGGACTATGTCTATCTCTTTCTACTACCGTGGCTCGTGACAATTTAATTTCGTCTTCCTCATCGAGCCAATTGCGTATGATTCGTCGTAACCAATTCATTCGTGTTTCTCCTCTTCCATGCACAATACCTTCATCATTTCAAACTTGTCATTTAAATCTTTCAAACCAGGGTGTCGAGCCATTAGATCCTTTAGCTGTGCGTCTTGTTGCATTTTGTCACGTGCCCATTCTAATATTTTTGTTGTTTCTGTGGTCAAATTTATTGTAACAGTGTTAGCCAACACATGCCAGGTTAGACCATTATAAACTTCTACTTCGCCGTTGTTTGGATTGTATCTCAAAGCACCGGCGCTCAATGCACCTGGACTGAATTGATGTTGAGCTGGTGAATAAGATTGATGTATTGCAAAATAATCTTGGTTACTGTGAATATTTTTAATCATGTGTAATCCGCAGTTAAAAATGTTACTGTAAATCCAATAATCAAATAAATCATTGCATGTAAGAATTGATCAAGGCCAATCCACAACCAAAAAGCGTTTGAATCCACACTCAACCGCACTGTGGCTCTGCGATGCATGTAATCAAAAATATAGTGCATCACACTGTCAAATACTGCAATTATTATGCAGGCCTGTATGTTTAAAAAGTGCATGAGAATCACATAAGTAAGAGCACCATGCAGTCCCGCATGTTGAAGGCCACCCAATCTACCCAGGTGACCTTTGTCTTTGATCATTCGATCACTTTGCCAGCAGAAGTCTGCTAGAAAGTGTTTGAAAAACAACAAGGCCAATATTAGCCAAGTTATCATCCTGGATACTCCGCACCTAAAAATTCACTGAAGCTAGAACTTTGTTCGCTTAGTCTATTGAGCTCATACTTGCCACAGAACTTTAAGAATTGTGCGCCTACCATTGGCCTACTCTTCTTTACTGCACCTGCCGCAATAGTTTCTACAATCTTGGCTTTGACTCCTGCAGGCTGTGCAGTAAGATCCACTAGCACTCGGTTGCGTTCATAGTCATCTAGCACTCGATGTTCCACACCGTTATGGTCGGTCCATCTTTGAAGCATAAGGTTATTCCAAGCATATCCTTTTTTATGTTTGTCAGCAAAAGCCTCAGTGAGACCAATTTTGTTCTTGCTGCCCTTGGTCCTGACCCCCGGATATGCGGAAAATATATTATCTGTTGGATCTCCACGCATACACTTCTCAAACAGGATCCATTGCGGGTCAGGTATCACTTTGGGTTCCTTGGTTTTCTTGTCAATGACCAGTTTGCCTTTTTTGTCTAAAATACCTGCCAGCGTGTGAAGTTCATCAGCAACACCGTTGTATTGCTCAACGTTCGGCGCCAATAGCTGGTAGAAATCGGTGTCGGAAGATATAATAACGTGATGGTCATTGGGGTGTGCGTGTATGAATCCTGCAATAAGATCATCCGCTTCAAGCTCTGGATGTTGAAGAACTGTGCAATTAGTCTTTTCTGACAGGAACGTTTTAAGGTTATCAAACGCTTCCCAAAAAAGCCGGTCCTCTTCCTGTTCGGCTTCAGTGAGGGCTGCACGAGCGACTGCACGATTCTTTTTGTACGGCTCGTAATAATCTTTTCGCCAACTTCGTCCCTCCAAACAGAATACCACATGATCGGCTTTCTGATCCCGCCAAGCCTTATTAACCGAACCAAGGGTAACATGGATAGCGAATCCTAATCTATCCCAGGTATCCGATTGGCGATGGGCCGAATGACGGGCACGAAAGAATGTGTTTGCAGTGTCTACAATAAGATATCTCATAACTTAATAGTAGCATATTATATTAACCTGGTCAAGTGCGACAAAAGAAATTCTGCCCATTTTCTATGTGCATCTGCTCGAAAATGATATGACGGATTGGATTGGAATCCCCGGTCCGTTAACCATTTGTAATAAGTCATATCGGGATTGTATGGATCAATGTATGAGTCATGCCAATAAACGGGTCGTTCGGTATGAAAATCATTAAAGGTGTTAAAGAACAAATGCGGTATGCCCGAATCTAATAATTCGGTATGGAACTCATGTATTTGTTCGTGCGCCGTTCTAGTCTTTTCCGGCCAGTTTAGATTGATCACATAATCTTTATATTGTTCTTTTAACGGATCCGGCCAATCTGCCCCAACACCGCCGGCATTTATTTGCCAATATATACCATCATACAACCATTCTTCGCGTTCCCAGGTACTCCAACCTATTATAATAAAATCTGGTGTGGTTGTTTCTAAATATTTTTTGGTAGTTCTAATTACTCGAGAATTGGAGCTTGCAGATTCGGCATCGCAGTGTAAAATTGCAAATAATTCATTAGCAATATTGCATCCATAACTGGCTCGTTCATTATCTGGATGTGGAATGCGTCCTAGCGCATGATAAAACGGATCATCCTCGGCAAAACAGTAATTATTTACTGCTTCGGCGCCTGCACTATGACTGTCTCCATTTACATAAAGAATCAAGAGATTTCTGCCCTTCCGTTGCCTAAATCATTGCGATCCACTCGTCGTGGTCTTGCATCAACAGGTTGATTTGCTTCCCATTGTTCATAATTTTCGTTTAGTATATTACGGCATATGCTCTGAAACCATCTATCCACAATTTGATCATCGGTATCATCTTTACGTTGCATATAGCCGGCTTTTACTAACCTAGCAACAAAAATGTCATTCCAGTCTAATTCAAAACTACCGTTACCTATATCGTCAGGATCAAGTTCTACCGTTACAATATTAATATAAGGTTCCCCGGCTTCGGTAGCTAATTCTTTTGCAGTTTTAGCTTTGACCTTGGCCTTGGGTTTATCTTCTTTTGGCTCTTCTTTAACTTTTTTCTTTAAAAAATCAAACATTTTAAATACCTTATCTAAATAAATTACACATACTCTTTATAGCCAACCACCGGCTCTAAGTATACCAACAATGCCTACTAGAATCCAGAATCCGTTAAGCAAGGTATATGCTTTGTCTTTCTTAAGCATAGCACAGTATGTTAATAGAATAGCATCTAAAGTATTAACGACCCAAACAAGCATAAAGGGACTTGCTGGACCTAACCATGACACTAATGTAAAACAAAAAATACGCATGATTACCCCTATCATTTCTAATCGAGGTATATTATTTTTAATAAAATTATGTACTATAAACATTTAAGTTCCCCATTCATTTTTAAACAACGGCACCTGTAATCTGTCACTGTATCTTAATCCGTGTTTCATTGCCAGTAGTGCAACTGCTCTATTGTTTAGCGAATATATACTTTCTACGCCACCAACCGGCATTAGATATACTGAACCCTTGAATCCTGCGTTACAATATTGTTCTACTGCCTTTAGTGCATCTCGTACATCTTCAGCAGTAGACACAACCAGTTTAAGATAAGTGTGGCCAATATCCTGATACGAACATACGATATCAGGTCGAATGGCTTCTTCCCAACTTTCGCCACTGACAGGAAGTTTGGC